GTCACGCAGGAGCAGATCGAGCGCATCGCGGGGCTCGGCAAGCGCGTGGTGTGCTGCTTGGACGGCGACGCCTGGCAGGAGTGCTACGCGCTGTCCACGCGGATCGCGTGGCGCCGCGCCGCGAGCGGTGCGCGCGAGCTGCGCGTGGGCTGGGCGAGGCTTCCCCCGGAGAAGGATCCGGGGGTGCTCGGCTGGGCGGTTAAAAACTTCGTCGTGGGGGCAATGTAGGAGACATGAAGAAGATCAAGCTCGAAGGGATCGCGGAGGAGCGCGCTGCCAAGGTGGAGGAAGGCATTCGCTGCTTCCTCCAGGAGAGGGGCGTCAAGCTGCGCCACTGGGTCTACCAGAACATAAAAGATGGGGAAGTTTGCCAAGCCTGTGCGGTCGGGGCACTTGCGGCTAGCGTTGGCTGCCAGGTGATAAGCGACACCATTACGGCTCGGTCGGGCCTCGTTTCCGACACCCTGAAGGCGTTCGATGGCCTTTCGGAAGAGGACGTCTGCCAGCTGGAGCTGGGTTTCGAGGCACGCCATTCAGGCAGCCAAGTTTGGGGTGCTTATGGCCCCGATACCGTAGCTCGGGCAGCGGACCCTTTCTACCGGCTGGGACAGCGCCTTCGTGAGGAGGTCGAGTGATGGGCATCCACAAGTTCAAGCAGTTCGAGGTAGAGGCCGAGGTCTGTGGCCAGGTGCGCACGGTCTCCTGGGAGGCGACCGAGGGTATCATGGCCATCACGGGCATCCACAGCTTCGCCGAGGCGGTGGAGATCCTGCACGAGCTGGCGCTTGGTGGGGTGGTCTCCATGGGCATGGAGGAGACGCCAACAAAGACCGCTGCCGATGACCGAGCCGCACCGCCTGTTCCTACGGAAGAGTTCGCCGCGGCCGAGAACGCTTTGCAGCACCAAGCACGCTCTGGGATGGTGCCTGCCGCCGTGCCCGTGACCAAACCACTTGATGGCAAACCCCTGCCGAAGTTCGAGGACAAACTTGCCTCCGAGAGCCCTCGGATGGCGGCCGTTACTTCGGACGACATGGCCGTGTTCGGGCGCATGGTCAAGATCGGTGAGGTGGTGGAGGAGCTGCGCAAGCGCGGTCATCACACTTACGAGGCGATCCTCGCCGAGTGCCGGAAGATGGCAGGGGTCGGCGACGTGTGCCCGCCGGTCGACCAGCTGCACGCGGCGGGCACGCTGGAGGACCGGCTCAAGGTCCACCTGGCCGGCAAGGGCATCGCGGTGCCGGCTTGAGGCAGGACATCCCGATCGCGGAGACCTTCGACACGGCGACGATGTACAACATCCAGGTCGAGGTGCTCTCCGCGCCCACCAAGGCGGGCCTGTGCAAGGTCCGCGCGATCGACGACGCCGGCTCCATCCCCGTGGCCCGCCACGTCAACAGGTTGAGGCCGCTCAACGACGCAGCTCGCAAGCTGCTAGGAAAGGAGTAGTCGCTGAGGCAGTAGCCTGATCCAGCAGCGACTCTTCACCAGCAGGGCCCGTCGCCTCCCGCTCATCGAGCGCTGGGGCGTGGGCGCTGACAAGGCAGCTCCCGAAGCCAGGCAGCCGGCGTGTACGCGCTGCGCGCTTAGCAAGGACGCGGCCACGCCCTGCATGCCCGCCAAGGGCGAGCCCGGCGGGCTGCTCGTGCTCGGCGGCAGCCCCGCTGCGGGTGACGACCAGGGGGGCGAGCCCTTCTCCACCGAGGTTGGGCGCTCGCTGCGCAGGCTCGTGGAGCGGTGGTGGGATGGTCCCGCCAGCTACGCCTACGGGGTGTCGTGCCGCGGCGGGAGGGAGATCCCGGAGGCAGCGTTCGAGTCCTGCTCCCCCTACCTGGCCGGCGAGCTGGACGCGGGGGGCTACCAGCGCGTGCTCCTGGTGGGCGCAGACGCCGCCAGGGCCGCGTTCGGGGCCCGGCTGGCCCCTACCCTCGTCCGCCGCGCCTGGGGCTACGTACGGGGCTCCTGCTGCTTCCTGGTGCCGCACCCGCTGCAGGCTCAGCACAACAGGTTCATCCGGAGGCAGCTGGAGGAGGACCTACAGTGGGCGCTCAAGGTCCCGCTACCCTCCCCACCAGAGGGCGACGTGCGCGTGCTGTGGGAGCCTGCGGAGGCGGTCGCCTACCTCGCCGCGCTGCAGCCAGGCGTGCCCGTGTCGCTGGACATCGAGAACGTTGGGCACACGTTCAAGGCCAGCTGGCGGCTGCTGTGCGTGGGCATGTGCGAGCGCGACGGGCTGGCGCACGTGCTGCCCGACGCGGTGCTCGCCGAACCTGCTGTCAGGCGAGCGTTCGCGGCGTTTCTGGCCGACCCAGCAATCCCGAAGGGCGGGCACTTCCTCAAGTACGACATCAACGGGCTCTACCGCGAGTTCGGGGTGGAGGTGCGCGGGTTCGAGTACGACACCGGCATCATGCACAAGCTGCTGGAGTCGGACTCCCCAGCGAAGCTCGGCGTGCTCGCCTGGAAGGTCGGCTACGGGGGGTACAAGAAGTTCACCGAGGCGCAGATGGGCGAGGACGACGACAAGTCCGAGGCCTACGGCAAGCTGGAGCCCAACGTCCTGCACGCCTACAACGGGAGGGACGTGGTCGTGACCCATCGCGTCCACGCGCTGCTCTCCAAGCCAGGCAGGTTCGACCCGCACGTGCCCGTGTGGAGGCGCCTGGTGCGGCCTGCCATCATGGCGCTCGCGCAGGTGGAGCGCTGGGGTGCGCTCCTCAGCGAGCAGCGCGTGCGCGAGTACGACGCCTGGCTAGGGGCCCGCTACGACTCGCTGGACGCAAGGCTGCGCGCTACGCCCGAGGTCCCGCCGGTCTTCAACCCAAGCAGCAACCAGCAGGTCTCCAAGCTGCTGTTCGATACGCTGGGGCTCAGCACCAAGGTCCTGACGAAGGGCGGCAAGAAGGGGGTCCCGAAGCCCTCGACGTCGAAGAAGGCGCTGGAGCCTCTCAAGGAGAAGCACCCGCTCGTAGGCATCATCCTGGAGCTGCAGCAGGTGGCCAAGCAGCGGAGCACCTACGGGCTGCCCATGCTCAAGCACGTGGGCATCGACGGGCGCGTGCACACGACCTACAACGTCATCCGCTCTGGCCGCCTCAGCAGCAACGACCCCAACCTGCAGAACCTCACCGGCAAGGGGGAGGCTGGCCAGCGCACGCGCGCATGCTGGGTGGCCGCCCCGGGCCACGTGCTGGTGTCCATCGACTACAGCCAGATCGAGCTGCGCGTGCTGGCCGACCTGTCTGGCGACGAGGCCATGTGCGAGGCGTTCCGCAAGGGAGGGGACTTTCACACGGAGACGGGGGTGCTCATGGCCAAGCTCCAGCTCGGGAAGTCCCGCGAGGAGTTCCTGGCCGCCTACGGCAACGGCACGGACGGGGAGAAGTGGGCCATCGACCTGCGCAAGGGGGCCAAGATCGTCAACTTCTCGCTGGTGTTCGGCAAGGGGGACAAGGGGCTCGCGGAGGAGCTGCGCACCACGGTGGACAAGGCCAAGGAGATGCGCGCGCTGGTGCTCGGCGCGTTCCCCAAGATGGCCGCTTACCAGTCCCGGCTCGTGGCCGACGCGCAGGTCAACGGCGAGGTGTGGACCGACTGGGCAGGCTGCCGCCGCAGGCGCGCGCTGTGGTCCATCGGCGAGGACGCGAGCAGTGACGCGGCACCTGACCGCGACCCGCGCAACATCGCCAAGAACCACCCCATCCAGGGCACCGCGAGCGAGTACACGCTGGCGAGCCTCGTGGAGATCGTGCAGCAGCAGCAGGACGGCGACCTGCCTGGGCGCCTGATCCTGGCCATCCACGACGAGCTGGTGTCCGAGGTTCCCGAGGCTCGCGTGCGCGATTACGCGAGCGCTGCGAAGGCCATCATGCTATCGTGGCCCACTCGCATGGTCCCTCTGAAGGTCGACTGCGAGGTCGGTCCGGACCTCGGTAATCTGCGGAAGCTGGAGCAATGAATGGCTGAGAGGTTGGACGAGGAAGCCCAGGCAGTAGCCATCAACCCGGGGATGCTGCGCGACGAGTTCGTCGCGTTCCCTGCGCAGCTCGCCTACTACGGCGAGCGCTACTCGCTGGCCATCGCCCGCGCCGCTGCTCTAGAGGAGCAGCGCGAGGACATCGAGGCCGAGGTCTACCTGGAGCTGCGGGCCAACAAGGCGGACGGGCAGACGGAGAAGGTCCTCGCGTCGATGGTGCGCATGGACAAGCGCGTCAAGCTCGCGCGCGACATGGCGCTGGAGGCCGAGGCCAACAAGCAGCGTTTCAAGCACAAGGTGATGGATCCGCTCTACGCGAAGAAGGACATGCTCGTGTCCATCGGCGCGCACCAGCGGGCGGAGCTATCAGGGGATCCGATGGTCAAGCATGCGCGGCGAGACGCCGTAGCGGAATTGGAGGACAAGCTGTTCGCAGGCCGTTAAAGGCCCGCATCAACCACACAGGAGCAACGAACAGCATGTCACAGCAGCTATACGGAGAAGTTGACCTCGACGACATCAAGGGCGAGTGGGAGTCCACCAAGAGCAACAAGCCGACGATGAAGCTGCAGGAGGGCAGGAACGTCCTGCGCATCCTGCCTCCACCGCCCGGCGAGAAGCGACCGTTCAAGGTGTTCTGGGTGCATGGCGTGGGCGAGGGCAGCAGCTTCCGCTCATTCCAGTGCCCCGACAAGACGCTGGGCGAGCCCTGCCCGGCGTGCGAGAAGGTGAGCGCGCTCTACCGTAGCGGCAACGAGGCCGACCGCCAGATGGCCAACCGCATGCGCGTAAAGCGAGAAGCCTACTGCAATGTTGTGGACATGACGCATCCCGAGAAGGGCGTGCAGGTGCTCCGCGTTGCCGAGGGGACCTACCGGGACCTCCTGGGCTTCATGGTGCCGGACGACAAGACCGGCGAGCCCGGCGTCAACTACACGCACCCGACTACCGGCATGAACGTCATCATCAACCGCGAGGGCGTCGACCGGCAGACGAAGTACAAGTGCGAGCTGGGGCGCACGGGGCCCAAGCCCCTGCAGGACATGAAGTGGCTGGAGGGCATGCACGACCTCAGCGGGTACGTGCGCGCCATGCCGGCCGACCAGGTCGTCGCGCTGCTGGAGGGGCGTGACACGGAGTTCCCGCCGAAGGAGCTGCCTGCCGGCGGCTCGATCGCGGACGACCCCGACCTGTCGTAACAGGCATTAGGGCGTCGCGGGCACGCCTGCTGGGTTGTTCCAGCGAAGCCCTTCGTGGCAAGCCCGCCTTGTCCCCTTAGCTCAACAGCAGAGCGCCGAGACCATGGACCTCGGAGGTTGCCGGGGCAGCACCGGCAGGGGGCGCCGAAAATCGTAGGACCGCAGGCAATTCAAGGAGGTAGAACCCTGGCCAAGACCCCCGAGGAGGCACTTGCCTCGAAGCTCTCAAAGAAGCACGGCGAAGGATCGGTGGTGCTGCTCTCTCAGGGCAGCTGGAGCCGCATCACGGACGTATGCCCTTCCGGGCTTGCTGCTCTTGATCGGCATGTGCTTGGGTGTGGTGGCATCCCTTACGGACGCGTGGTGGAGGTGTATGGGCCAGAGGGAGGAGGCAAAACCACCCTACTGTGCCATTTTCTCGCCAGCTGCCAGCGCGAAGGTGGCATCGCCAACTTCACCGACGCCGAGAACAAGTTCGACGAGGACTGGGCCAAGCTGCACGGAGTCGACCCCGACAGGCTCGTCGTCCAGCAGCCCAAGCACCTCGAA